GAACTGCAAAAGGCAAGACCAAAGGCACTCAGGTCAAGATGTCCGGCTCCAAGCCTCTGGGCATGAAAAAGGGCGGCTACGCCTGCTAATAGGAGTCCATCATGGGCGTCAAGATTGGCGATTTGTCCCCACTGGCTGGGATGGTAACCGGCAAAGGGGCTATGGGTAAGCTCATATCCCAGGGCTTTGGCGGTGTCATACCCGCTGCAATTGCGCGCGATGCAATCCGAAAACGTGAGTTAGAGGCTGCTGCTAAAGCCGCATCCGTTGGCAATGTTGGCAGTGTTGGCACCCCCGGCGCTGTTGCTAAACCTATGAAGAGTGGCGGTATGACCGCTTCCAAACGCGCTGACGGCTGTGCTCAACGCGGCAAAACCAAGTGCAAGATGTACTGAGGTAACACCATGTCGGACAAACCCAAAAAGCCCAAGCAGACTCTGACCGCTTCTGAACAGCAAATGATTCAGGAGGAGAAGGATAAGCAGATGGCCCCCAAGCTGGAGAGCGCGTACAACAAGTCGCTAACCAGCACTGCACCGCCTCCTGCCCCCGCCCCTGAAAAGAAAGCCAAGGGTGGCGTAACCCGTGCCGACGGCTGCGTCACCAAAGGCCATACTCGGGGCACGATGGTCAGGATGGCAGGTGCTTGATCATGATGGCCAGCCGTGGTATGGGGGCCATTAACCCCAGCAAGATGCCTGGGCCGAAACGCAAGGCCCGTAGGGACGATACTGACTTTGATCAGTACGCGGCTGGGGGTCAGACCAAATCCAAGGTCAATCAGGCTGGTGTCTACACCAAACCGGGCATGCGCAAGTCGCTGTTTGAGTCGATCAAGTCCCGTGCGGTTCAGGGTACGGGCGCAGGCCAATGGTCGGCCCGTAAAAGCCAGTTGTTGGCCAAACAGTACAAAGCAAAGGGTGGCGGGTACAAGGACTGAGATGAAAGCAGTTTTATCAAACGGAGAAATCCGCGAAATTCGTATTTCTAGCCCCACAATGGGGTTGTGCGTTGACTCGCTGGTGCTTAAATCGTCAGACTTGCATAAACTGCTAGAAATGAACGATGGGCAACTCCGGGAGTGGTTATCTGTTTTGACAACAAGGTTTGGCCCAGAAAAATGAAAGCCCCGCAGCAGTCTCTCAAGGATTGGACCGCGCAAAAGTGGAGGACAAAAAGTGGCAAACGCTCTTCTGACACGGGTGAACGGTATCTTCCAGAGTCTGCGATCAAAGCTCTCAGCCCTGCTGAGTATGCTGCGACAACTCGTGCAAAACGTGCTGGCAAAAAAGCCGGGAAGCAATTCGTGAAACAGCCGCCCAAGGTGGCGGCAAAGACGGCGAGGTATAGGTAATGGCCACCACATCCGGCGCAAGCAGTTTTAACCTTGACCTGACTGAACTGGTCGAGGAAGCGTTTGAACGTGCCGGTTCAGAGTTGCGCACGGGCTACGATCTCAAGACCGCCCGTCGTTCGCTCAACATCATGTTCGCCGACTGGGCCAACCGGGGCATCAACCTCTGGACTATTGAACAGGGCACGATTGACCTTGTGCAGGGCCAGAACACCTACGCTCTGCCGACCGACACGATTGATCTTCTGGAGCATGTGATCCGCACCGGGGCCAATGTGGCTGCGACTCAGGCAGACCTGACCATCACCCGGATCAGCGTCTCCACATACGCCACCCTGCCAAACAAGCTCCAGCAGGCTCGACCGATTCAAGTCTGGGTTCAGCGGTACAACGGCCAGCAGAGTCCGACCGGCTTGTCCATCAGTCAAGTGGGCGGCATCAGCGCCACCGTCACCCAGATCACCCTCAACTCCGTGGTGGGCCTGCCTGCCACCGGGTTCATCAAGATTGACTCTGAGATCATCAATTATGGGTACATCTCAGGGAATACCCTATACAACTGCTTCCGGGGTCAGGCTGACACCACAGCGGCGTCCCACACCAACGGATCAACGGTCTACTGGCAGCAGCTTCCAGCGATTACTGTCTGGCCGACACCGGACAACGCCCAGCAGTATCAGTTTGTGTACTGGCGTCTGCGCCGTACGCAGGATGCCGGTGGCGGTGTGAACATCATGGATGTGCCGTTCAGGTTCATCCCCTGCATGGCGGCGGGTCTGTCCTATTACATCGCCGGGAAGATTCCCGGGGGGATGGAGCGTCTGGCCGTCCTGAAGGCTCAGTACGACGAAGCGTGGCAGTTGGCCGCTGATGAGGATCGTGAGAAGGCGGCAATCCGGTTTGTGCCGCGCCAGCAGTTCATCGGGAGCACTTACTGATGGGCAATAGGTTTGCCAGTGGTAAGTATGCGATTGCCCAGTGTGATCGCTGTGATCAGCGTTTCAAGCTCAAAATGCTCAAGCGCGAGGTCATCAAGACCAAGAACTATGAGTTGTTGGTATGTCCGGAGTGCTGGGACCCAGATCAGCCGCAGTTGCAGTTGGGCATGTACCCGGTGGATGACCCGCAGGGTTTGAGGAATCCCCGCCCTGACCGCAGCTACAGGCTTTCAGGCACCAGTGGATTGCAGATTGGAACGGGTTCTGGGCCGCTGGGTACTGGATCGGTAGAGGCTGGCAGTCGCATATTCCAGTGGGGCTGGAACCCCGTTGGAGGTTCTTCGTTTTTTACCGCCACTGAAACGCCAAATAACTTGGTTCTGACAGTGAATTTGGGCACAATTACGGTTGCAACGACATAAGGAGTCGATCATGATGGACGCAAAGAAGGCTGTGCATAAACACGAGAAAGCTATGCACCCCGGTAAACCCCTGACCAAGATGAAGGCTGGTGGCAAGACCAACGCCGACATGCTCAAGTACGGGCGTAACATGGCCAAGGTCATGAACCAGCGTAGCCCTGGCCGCAAAGGAGGCTGATATGGCGACCTACAAGACCCCCAAGTACACAGCCATGCAACCGGCAGGTGTCTCCAACAACAAAGAGCACCTGAAAAACGTGAATCAGTCTATTGCCAACAATCACAGCAATGACTACCCCGGTGTTAAAACCAGCGGCATCAAGATTCGCGGCACTGGCTGTGCAACTAAAGGCGTGATGGCAAGGGGTCCGATGGCATGAACTACGCTGCCCTGTCTGCTGCAATTCAGGACTACACCCAGAACTACGAAACGGAGTTCGTGGCGAATATCCCTGTCTTCATTCAACAGGCAGAGCAGCGCATTTATAACTCGGTTCAGTTTCCGTCTTTACGCAAAAACGTCACGGGCTCGGTGTCTGCCAGCAACAAGTACTTGTCGTGCCCCAACGATTTCCTGTCGGTCTATTCGCTGGCGGTTATCACGGGCGTGACGGGCGGCAACCTCAACACGGGGTCGTACGAGTACCTGCTCAACAAGGATGTGAACTTCATCCGGCAGGCATACCCGTCGCCAAACGACACCGGGACGCCAAAGTACTATGCGCTGTTTGGGCCGACAGTTTCAGGCGCAGTCATCTCTGACGAGTTGAGCTTTATCCTCGGGCCGACACCTGATGCGGCCTATGATGTCGAGTTGCATTACTACTATTACCCTGAGTCGATCACGGTTGCCGCTGATGGCCAGACTTGGCTGGGTGATAACTTTGACACGGTGTTGTTGTACGGCTCTCTTGTAGAGGCAGCCATTTTCATGAAGAGCGAAGCGGACATGATGGGCTACTATGAAACCAAGTACAAAGAGGCATTGGCGCTTGCTTCCAGGCTTGGCGATGGCCTTGAGAGATCGGACGCATATCGTAGTGGCCAGTATCGTCAGGCACCGTTACCACAGAACAACGGGGTCAAATGATGGAAGCAACCCGTAAAGCAGCGATTGCAAAAGGGGACGCCCAGTACTTCACTGGGAAGGCATGCCAGCACGGGCATGTTGCTCCTCGTCGCGCTACTAACGGGGAATGCCTTGTGTGTCGTGCAGAGCGGTTGAAGGCATGGCGGATAGAGAACCCCACCAAAGTGCAGCAGCACAACAAGACGCAGTACAGCCGTTTTGCGGAAAAGATCAAGGCCGCTTCCAGAAAATATCACGCGGAAAATGTTGATGTTGTGAACGCAAAGAAGCGGGCGTATCAAAAAACACACCTGCATATTTACGCCAAGATAAAAGCCAAGCGGCACGCTGCTGAGTTGAAGCGCACCCCCGCGTGGCTCACAGAAGACGACCACTGGTTGATGGAACAAGCCTATGAGTTGGCCGCGCTAAGAACTAAGTTGTTTGGCATTTCGTTTCAGGTGGATCATGTGCTGCCCCTACAGGGTAAACTTGTGTCGGGGTTACATGTGCCTCTAAATCTGCAAGTGATTCCTGCCAAAATGAACCGCGCCAAATCCAACAGTTTCGAGGTGATCTGAGTGGCTTTCACGGGCAACTACTCCTGCAACACGCTGCGGTCGGGGCTTGCCAACGGCACGATCAACTTCGCCTCAGACACGTTCTATCTGGCGCTGTACACCAACTCAGCCACGCTGGACCAGACCACCACGGCGTACACAGCGATTGGTGAAGCCTCTGGCGGTGATTATGTTGCCGGGGGTTTGGTTGTGACCGCCACCATCGCAAGCCAGGACACAGCCAGCGGCAGCATCACGTACGTCAACTTCTCCTCTCCAGGGTGGACGGGGGCGATTACAGCGCGTGGTGCATTGATCTACACGCCGGGTGACAACGGCGCTGTGTGCGTGTTGGACTTTGGGTCTGACAAAACCTCAACCACTACTTTCACCGTGCAGATGCCCGCCAACACGAGCACCTCTGCCCTAATCAGACTTGTTTAAGGAGTCATCATGCAGAAAGAACTTTCCAACTTCGGTGACCACGCTGAAGTGATCATGCAGTCGAATGTGGCTGGCGCGGAGTCTGTTGGTATTGAGGGCCACTACCACGTAGTCTGCCGTGATGCCGATGGCAACATCAAGTGGGAAGATGAGTTCCCCAATCTGGTCAACGCCGTTGGCAAAGAACTCATGCTCGACACCCTGCTGTCTGGCACTTCTTACACCACCGTGGGGCCGTTCCTTGGTTTGATCTCTGGCGCCAGCCCGACTTTTGCTGCTGGCGATACGATGGCCTCGCATGGTGGCTGGACTGAGTTCACCAACTACACGGTGGGTGGCTCTGCGGTGCGGGGTACGGCATCATTTAGTGCGGCCACTTCGACTGGCTCTTCTCCTACTAACGTGACGACCAAGACTGCTTCTGCAATCACCTACACCATCACCGGTGGCGGCGGTACGGTTGGCGGGTGTTTTTTGGTGACTGGCTCTGGCGCATCTTCGACTCAAGGTAATACCTCGGGCACTTTGTACAGCGCAGGTGCGTTTGCCACGGCCAAGATCACCACATCGGGCGACACTGTTTCGGTTACCTACTCGACCACCGCGACGAGTTGATAAGGGGTTCTAAATGCCTCTGGTCCTTGCGAACCGTGTCCAAGAAACGGCCACGGCAAATACGACTGTAAGTTTCACGCTTACAGGCGCGGTAACGGGCTTTCAGACCTTCGCTGTCATTGGCGACACAAACACCACCTACTACTCGGCCACAGATACAACGGGTAACTGGGAGGTGGGTCTTGGCACGTATTCGACCACGGGACCAACACTGACGCGGACCACCGTCTACGCTTCCAGTAACTCTGGCAGCGCGGTCACTTTCTCTGGCACGGTTAACGTATTTGTCACCTACCCGTCCGGGCGCTCGGTCAATTTGGATACCAGCGGTAATGTCTCTGCGCTGGGCACGGTATCTTCTGGCACTTGGCAGGGTACGACCATTGGGGTGGCCTACGGCGGTACTGGGGTCACGACTTCGTCTGGGGCCAACTCGGTTGTGCTGCGGGATGCCAATCAAAACATCACCGTCAATAGGGTAAGCCAAGCCAATACCAACACCACAGCCGCTGGGGGTACCACGGCGCTGACGGCGGCATCAAGTTACATCCACACGCTTGTTGGAACCGGGGGACAGACCTACACGATGCCTGATGCCACCACCCTGACAACCGGGGTGGCGTTTGTGTTCAACAACATGGCCACAGGCACTCTGACGATTCAGAACTATGCTGCGGGGGCTGTGGGGACGATTCCGGCTGGCGGCGCAGGCGCGGTCTTTCTGACGGATAACAGCACGACCGGTGGCACTTGGGACTTGCATGCGTATCTCCCAGAAGGCGTGACGTTCGGCACCAACGCCTTTAACCTGGGCACTTCGGTTATCTCTGGCGGTACATGGCAAGGCGGGACTATCCAACCGGGCTATGGCGGCACGGGCCTAACCACATTTGTCGGGGCCAACAACGCCCTGTATTCCACCGGGTCAACAACGCTGACTGCTGGGACGCTGCCTGTGGCGGCGGGCGGAACGGGAGTTACATCCCTCACATCCAACAACGTAATCCTTGGAAACGGCACAAGCGCAGTTCAGTTTGTTGCGCCCGGATCAAACGGCAATGTGCTGACCTCCAATGGAACAACATGGACATCTGCCCCGCAGGGTTCTTCTGGCGCAACGATTAGCAACGACACCAGTACAGCAACGGCGGTCTATCCAACATTTGCAGGGGCCACCAGCGGAACGCTATCCACGGTATACACCAGCAACGCCAAACTGCTGTACACACCCAGCAGCGGAGAGTTCAAGTCTTCTGTGGTGGTGGCAAGCAACGGCATTTTGGTCAATGGCACCACAGTATCTGCAAATTACACCATCGCCACGGGCACAAACGGGCAGTCTATTGGTCCCATAACGGTTGCTGCCGGAGTCACTGTTACGGTGTCCTCTGGCCAAAGATGGCTGATTGTGTAATCATATGACTTGAGGAAAACGCCATGCCATCAACCTTTTCACCCAATCTGAAAATAGAACTCATCGGCGCAGGTGAGCAGGTTGGCCTTTGGGGTACAACGACCAATACTAACTTTGGTACGGCGCTGGAGCAGGCCATCGTAGGCCGGGTGACAGTCACTTTTGCCACCGACGCCAATAAAACCCTGACTCTGGCCGACTCCAACGCAGCGCAGGACGCTCGGGCGGTGTTCCTGAATGTGACTTCTGGCGTGAGCCTGACGGTTACCCGAGACTTGATTGTCCCGGCGATTACCAAGAACTACATAGTCAAGAACGCCACCACGGGGGGTCAGAGCATCCGGGTGATTGTGGCCGGGGTTGGGGTCACGATCCCGAACGGCAAAACGGCGCTTATCTACAACGACGGCACGGATGTCGGGTATCAGTTTGATCACGCCGGGGCGCTTAATTTGGCAGGTGCCTTAGTTGTTGGGGGCACCTCTACCCTTAATGGCAACACTGCTGTTACGGGGACAATTAGCTCCACGAGCACCGCAACTTTTGGCGGCAACACTGCCATCACCGGAACTTTAAGCGCCACAGGCGACGGCACCTTCAGCGGCACGGGGCAAGTCAAGCTCCCGGCTGGGACGACTGGAGAGCGCAGCGGGTCACCGGCAAACGGCATGATCCGGTATAACACCAGCCTTGGCTCTTTTGAAGGTTATGCAAACGGTGACTGGGGCGGGATTGGTGGAGCGCAAGCGGGTGGTTCCATCCTCACCCTTA